TAGCGACTATTTCTTCTTCACCTTCTAATAAAGTCATATCTTGTTCAACAAATATTTTCTCTCCATACAACTTACCACCTGTACCACCTTTATATATTCTAAAAGCATAATCATCATCATCTTCTTCATATTTAAAAGTAGTTTGCTTTATTAACTCTAATGGTTTTAAATCAATTTGTGATACATCAACTTTTTCTGTCCAATCATAATCAATACCCCTACTTGTTAATGATAAATCAGTTAAAACACCACTATTAGAATAATTAATAAAAATATCAGAATATGGCTCTATTATTATGTTTTTAGGGTTATCAGGGTCTTTTAATGTAACTAAATTAAACATAGTTATTATGCCTTTTATAAAATCCCATTGACCTAAATCTCCCCTTCTTGTATTAAGTAGTGTAGAATTTATAGTTGTTGTTAAACCAACTGAAACGTGAAAAGAAGTACCATTAGCTGCATTTTGAAATAAACTATAACTATTATTTACACTACTTTTAAATTGAAATTCAATAGTTTCATTAGTATTAATTGTTGCATATAAAGTATTATTCCAAGTGACACCCTGTCCAACTGTTTGTGCTATGCTACCACTAAAATATGTTTGTATAATATTACCCCCACTATCTTTTCTTATTATTCTATAGTTTAATGTGCTTGTTGCTAAACACTCAAATTGTATATAATAATCTATTCTGTAACCAACATTATCTGACTGCCCTACAAATTTCTTTTGAGTGTTATTCCAACCTACTTGATTTGTAAAATTATTACTATTTAATGGTGCTATGTTTTGAAAAGTAGTGTTAGATGTTATAGTTGTTATACCTGACTGAAAACCATATTTTCCTATCATTGTTTCACTAGGTGTTTCACCAGTAAAATTAAAGTCCATAAACAACTTATTAAACTTATTACTATTTAAAAAAGCTGATGTATAAGTAAAATCTGCATTGTAGAATATATTATCTAACAAATATTTACAATTTATAAAAGGTCTAAAAGCATCTTCTAGTTTTTCTAGTTCAGGTCTACCATTAATTGGTCCTGTTCCTGAACCTAAGTTAGAACTAATAGCTAAAGATATATTTCCTGTCCAATCAACAAAAGGGTATTTTATAACTTGTGTTGTTGTAGCACCTGATGCTCCTGCAAAAGAATTTATGCCTAAAGGTTGCAACAAAGTAAGCCCTGTTGTCCAACTAGCTTTAATGTTAGATTTATTGTAATCGTGTTCTAATTCTACAAATGTTGCTGATAAATCTCTAAAAGTTCTATTTTTTAAAATATCTGCTAAAGCAATAACTTCATCATATAAATTAACATTGTAGCTTATTTCACCATCTTTGTTAGATATGTCTATTAACCTTAAAAACCCATCGAACAAAGTATAGCCATCTTGTTTTAATATACATTTAGTTTTTACATAAGGGTTAAAATCTATACCATTGTCTTTCCTTTGCACATCAAATATGTGGTTAAATATTTTGTTATTTCTTTTTGTTGCAGGTAAATTAAAGTCCTTAGAATAACTTTGTACCTTTTCGGCTACGTTTTTAAAATCATCAATAGATAAATTTAATGGTATATCTTCTTCTTCGTATAAGTCGCATATAACCTGTCCATCATCTAAATCTGTATATATAAATGTAGGTTGTTGTGCTGATTCTGATATGCTTATTTTATTTATATAAACTGTTGAACCATTACTGTTTTGGTAAGATAACAATAATATCTCATCAGTTGCATCAGCAGTAAAAGAAACTGTTTGTGTTCCTGTAGAACTTGTGCCTAAAGCGGTGAAAAGTGTTTGGTTGCCTAACGTAGATATAGAACCTGTTATACTTCCTGATGTTCCTATAATTAACACCCCACCTGCACCTGCTTGTGTTATATTAATACTCAAATCATAAACAACTCCAGGTGTAAGCCCTACTATTTTTTGATACACCCCACTACTTGAAGTAGCACCATTTGCTGAATAAAGTTCTAATTTATTTGAACTAGTTCTAGAAGGCATAGTAACAGAAACAAATGCACCCCCTGTACTTCTAAACCTTTTCCAAGCAGCTATAGCATTATCATTGTTTATAGCATCTAAAGCAGGGTCTGAAGCGGTTGAATCATACCCATTATGATTTAATACTGTAAGGAACTCTGTGTTATCTGCAACGTACTCATTATTTAAAGCAACTTGAGATGCAGTATAGCCATCATAATTTTGGGGTAGTAATATTAATTGTATTGACATTATACAGAATGTGCTTTTTTATTATGTGTTTTTTCTAATTCAAAAGTGTATTGTATTAGCTTGTCATTAGCTTTTGTTTTTCTTGTGTAGCTTGATGTCATAACTGTTACAGGTTCAACGTATTTATTAATTATACCAAAATTGTTATCACTTAAAGTGCCATCATACCCATTCAACATATAAACTTCTGTACTGTTAATTAGATTCTCAAACCATATAGCTTCATCTTCATTAACAAAATCAGTATTTATACTTATAAGTTGTTTTGTGTTTACTCTAAAGTTTTTCTTGCCACCTTTATACCCTCTAATTTTATATTTATTTTCATTCCAAGTTCCTGATTGTTGTGTATATGATGTTCTATTAGTTTGTAATGATTTAACTGATTTCTTTTTAAACGTATAGTAATCCCAAGTACCATATTGATTTAACCAAGTTAATCTAATGCTTTCAAACCCTTTACAACTATTACCTATAATGTTTATTGTGTAAACAACACTTATCGCTTCATCTTCATCATCAAATGCTTGAAAAGTATAATATGCAGTATTAGCTTTAAATGTATCCCATTGTGAACTCCAACCATCTAAGTTAGCAGGAAAAGCACCTAAGTACATAATTCTAGTTAGTGAATCATCATTGTTATATTCAAACCCACCATTTGCAGTTGTGCATTGAACCTGAAAGCCACCCATATTATTACCTAAGCTATTGTATAAACTAAATTGTACATACTTAACCCTTTTATCTGTTGAGTTTACACTACCCACATCAAAACTATATGTAGCAGTATTCATAAAATTAAAAAACGATACAGTACCATAATCAGTTAATTTAGCATATTGCGTAGTTGGTGCGTTTGTAATAAATTTACCTAAACTTCCATAATAATCATTTAAAACTAATTTATCTTTGTTTAAATTGTAACCATAATCACCATCAATAGATTGTAATACATCATCATAATTTATAACACCATTAAACACCATATACTGCCTAGTTAAAATCGGTTTACTAAAAGATTGTTGTTGTGAAGATGTTGCAGTATCATACCATTCTACATTAAACGTAGCACCAAAATACCTAAAGTTATTTCTATTACAAGCGTATTTGTCTATTAAATGTATAGGGTGTGGTTTGCTTTCTGAATATGCATCTCCTTTATATGTGCTATAAAATACATTGTCAAAATTAGTACCTTCATTTTGTGGGCTTACATAACTTTCTAATATAGGAGTTAAAGAAAATATACCCACCCCCTTATTGTTTGGTGTTACTTTTAGTGTTGCTATTCTGCTCTGTGTTGTAAATGTTCCTGATAATGTGTTAGCTACAAATATTTCTGCAACAAATTTTACTCTAAATTTATTAGCCACAATATTATTTTCAGAAACAGTAAATATTATATCTTGACAAACAGGCATGGTTCTGTATAAAGGCCTTTGTTCTATTTGTAAACTCATAGATTTTTTATATTAATTAAAAGTTCTTTTTTTATATTTATTAAAATATCATCAGGAAATTTAGCCAAACCTAAACCTAATGGTCTTTGAAAAAAACTAATTCCTTTTATACCATCTCTTTTTATTTTTTTACTTATTAAATAAGCCAAACCTGAAATATATTGTCCTGTTTTTTTTGACCTGCCTCTTTTTATTCCTTTAGGTTTAATACCCCTCATTTTAATCCATTTAGATAATATATCAACAGGAGGACCTTTACTTCTATATTTAAAAGGACTTTCTATATTTCTGCCATCATAAGTAGTATACTCATTTATTTTTTTATTACCTGATACTCCTTTATCTACAAACTCTCCATAATTATCCATATAAAATTTAACACTATACCCATCAGGTGTTTTATTTACAGTAAATTTTAAAGAGTTGTATAAATCATTAGTTACGTTTTTCTTTTTTCTAGTTAAATTACTTTTAGATTGTTGAATAACGAACTTACCAAATGATTCTAAGTATCTTTCTAATGCTTTCACTATACACTAGCTACAAATATTTCTACATCTAAATTAGCAGCAGGTACAACTTGTAAGCTTGTTAAATCAGCCATAGTACCAAAGCTAGGAGATGTATCTGCTTCTGCTAACATTACATCTTCTGCTGCACATAGTATATGTGATTGCCCTGCATTTAGTAATACTTGATAGTTTGTAGCTGCACCTACTACTGCTAATTCTAAAGTATTTGTAGCATCTAAATTGGTAACCCTAATATACCTAACATCTTCTTTGTCTATCTCTACTGCTGAACCTGAAGAAGTTGAATCAAATGTTGCTAATACTGTTGCTACACCTGAAGTACAAGTTACTATTCTTTCATATACGTTATTTATTCCTGTTGTTGTTACTGTGTTTGTAGTTCCTCTTACTGCACCATTAAGGACTACTGATTCACTAATTGTTGTTGTTAAATCTGCCATTTGTTATATTTTATAAGTTATTTTTGGTGGTATTAATTGTATCGTTAATTTTCCTATTTTAAATTTAAACATTATTGTATTGCATCTGTTGTTGTTTGTGGTGCTATACAAGTATTATATTCATTTTCTATTATAACAGGTAAAGTAAATACCCAGCCTGTTACTGAACTATCAAATCTTTCTGTAAATGGTTCTAAGTTTATATCTCCTTCTGTAAAGTATTTTGGTAAAGCATTAACACCCTGATTGGATAATAATAAGCTTTCTCCATTTTTAAAAGTTCCTATAAAATCATTACAAATCTGTAGACAATCTGATAATACTTCTTGTTCATTTGATTGGTCAGGAAACACTAAGTCCATAATAAAAATCTGAAAGTTCAATGTCATTTGATGTGTACCTGCTACTGCATTAACAGGGTTAATATGCATTAATGGAAACATAGTGTTTTTTTGCAAATCAATTTCCCATATATCTCCTGTTGTTACAGTTTGTATTTGGTAATGTTGTTGCCCTAACTGCTTTAATGTATCTATCGTATTATTGTAATCTTTAAAGTATGTCATCTTTGTACTGCTTTAGTTTCATTTAAATCTGTTTCATAAGTAAGCCAAGTTAAACACTCATATAAACTTAAATTAGTTATTCTTTCCAAATTAATTATTTCTCCATTAGTTAATCTATACATCACACCGAACCAACCCCATTTCTCTGCAAATTGTTCTCCTGTATTTTGTTTAGAATCATCTTGCTCTGTTCCATTAAATACTGCGGCAAAATTATCGACAGTTCTTTTACGAAATTCCAAAAAAAAACCAATGAACTATTTACATTTTCAGCTTTCATATTTTTAAACTTTTCTGCTCTTATTCTTGTATCGCTTATACCATAAGCTTCAATTGAATAATTATTACCATGTTTTTCTGTTATAGGTCTATACAGTACAGACATTAATTTAGGTAAGTTATTTTCTATACCATCTTTCATATATGTTTCTATATCTGCATATTCTCCAAGAGTTATTTCCTCTAAATTAGGGTGGAAACCATATTCAACACCATCTAATGTTATTATCTTTTTTAATTTATTATTAGCACTTTCTTGTAATAATGCTAATTTTTTCATTATTGCTGCTACATCATTTATTGATAGTTCTTTTATAATTTTTTTAGGTATATCAGATAAAACACTTATTGTTTCTAAAGTTTCTTCTGTTTTTGTTTTTTCTTTTTTACTAATTAATTTTATCCACTTATCTAATGTAACATCACTCCAACTATTTATCATAGTATAAACAGTTTGTTTGCCATCTTTATTTATTTTCAATCGCATAATATATAATAGAATTATTTGTTTTTTAGTTTAAAATTGTTATGTTTGTCTTCGTTTTCAAAAAGTTTTTGTTTTTCAAAGGTGTAATTCTTAGGGGTTGCACCTTTTCTTATTGTACAAAATACTTACCATAGTTTGCATCTAATTCAAAAAACATTCTCATAGCTAATGCATCAGAATAATCAGGAGAACGCCCTATAATATCTTTTACTGTTTCTTTAGGTATAATTTTTAGTTTGTTATCTTTGTCAGCATCTTTGGTTCTTACTTGCTCAAGTTCTTCTATAATGTGGTTTTTCATATTGATATCATTACATTCAATACCTACCTGTGCAGTATTTATCATATCAGCTAATTTGTAATAACATTGTGTTTTAAGGTTTTGGTAGTTCTCGCCTTTTAATGCTCTTGAATTATTTACAAAACCCCTGCAACGCATATAATCTTTAACCCCACCACCAACACCATCTTCATCAACTATTATGTTTGTTAACCTAACTGCGTATTGTTGTTGCAATAACCTAATTTCCTCTACAACCTCATTTATAGCCGATTTAAGCAAACTTCTTATCTTTTTAATATGAAGGCCTTCCCAATACATTATAACTGTTTTATCGCTACCAAAACGAGCCACATCACAACTTATGTATTTATCCCCTTGTTTTCCTGTTTGGTTAAATAAATTAAGTATAGCATCATATTCTATTAACGAATCTTTAGTTGCGTCATATTCCCAATTTCCATAAAGAAGTCGTTGTTTGCTTAATTCATCTAATGTAAGTAGTTGTGATTTATAATGCTTAGAAATAAATTGATTATCATCTACTAAACTTTGTATAAATCTTCTGTGTGGTTTTTGTATTCCCTCTTTAGCAGGTTTATAATATTGTGTATATACCCAATTTTTAGCTGGGTTACAAGTCATTAGTAGCTTTGGTATCAAATTATATTCATCTAATTTATACCTCATTCTTGATGCAACTATGTTCTTTGCTTTTTCTGTTATTTGATTTGCTTCATCTATAAAAGCTGCTGTTATTTCTAATGAACCTAAACTATCAAAGTTCCTGTCTGATGGGTAAAGAAAAAGGTCTTTAAGTATTATTTCACTTCCGTTGTAGAATTTAATTATATTAGAACCTGCGTTAAAATTGTAGTGCTTGTTTGCAGTTATACCCCAAGTTTGGCAAACTTCAAAAAAAGTATTTAGTGTTGTTTTCTTTAATGAATCTAACTTACTCCTACCCATTAAGTATCTTGTCTTTGGGTATTTAATACATAACAATATTAACCAACTACAACCAACCCAAGATTTACCACCACCTGCTGCACCACCAAATAATACTTCTGTTGTTTGTTTATCAAATAAGTATTCAATGGCTTTGCCCTGTGTTATAGTAAATTCAGTATCAATATTCAACCCCTTTAATGTTTACATTAATTTTAATAGGTTCATCTCCTGATGATAAATCTAATTCGCTGCGTTCAACGTAACCCCTTTTTTTGCCTTTAGTTTTTAAAAAGAATATAGTAGCCGAGGTGTTTCCATCACCAATTTGTTTATGCAATTGGCTTTCTCCAAAATCTAGTGCTATGTTCTCAATATCTTTAACTGCCTTTGCAAAATCTTCATCTTCGTTTAACCATTTGTAATATGTACTACGTGGAACATCAGCAGTCTTACAAGCCACCGTAACAACACCTAATGATTTTTCTAATGCCGATAACATTGATTCCTTTTTTATGTGTCTATCTTTGTTCATTTTATAAATCTTTAAATGCTTTTAGGGGATAGAATATTAATGAGTTTCTGTAACCATCATCAGCTATAGGTTTTATTGGTGTTACTCCGTGTACGTTTCTCCAAGCAGGATATACTAACATAGAGTTGTCAGCTTGTTCAAAGGTAGCGTTATAGTCAGGCACGTTTAAGCAACCACCATTAGCATTGTTTCTTTTCGTGAGGATTATGTTTACTGTTCCTTCTAAGTTTCCTGTATCTCTGTGAAATGGTGCCGAGATATTGAAGTTAGATATACTGCTTGTAAACATATTACCAAACTTCCAATCTTTTTTTATTTCTTTAAAAATTTCTATTTGTCTATCGTATATTTCAGGAGTTAATTCTTTCACTATCTTTTCAGCTTCAACACAGGCTCCCCACATTGCTTTGATAAATGTCTTTGCCTTTGGCTCTCTGTGTACTGATGATATTGTTGGGTAAGGCCTACGCATATGTGGTTTAGGTGGTATTGAGCCAAGTATAGAACTCATCTGTACAGTACCTGTAGCTTTAGCTTCTTTTCTTGTCATTCCTTTTTTATATTTATTTGCAAACACATCACTCCTTTCTAATAATGACTTAGGCACGTTCTTACTTCTAAACTCTTTGTTTGCTATATCTACCAATGCCCCTAACTTTTTACTGTAATCGTTTACATCTTTTATGTAAAAGCCAATTATCTCGCCATCTGATTCTAATAAACAATCTTCTTTTACGTTAGGTTCTATATATTCGCATCTGCTTCCTACTTTTCTAGTGTGTTCTACTTTTTTTAATTTGATTTTTTCCATTCTATTATTTGTTTAGGATTATTGAATCTAATTTGTAATTCTGCTTTTGGGTGGCAACCTTTTTTCTTTTTATATCTAAAAAAATTTTGATATTTGTTCATTAAGTATTCGCAATCTTTTATTTTTCTTTCTACCCTTTCATCATAAGTTCCTATACCACCTTTTTCATAATGACCTGCTTTTGGTTTAATCCAAGCATTTATAAGAACACAGTTATTTTTTATTAATTGTTCAGCACAATAACAAAAATCTTCCATAGCTTCAACATTTTTATCATATGTTAATCCTTGATATTTAATTGCTACTGCTTTTGATATAACGTAACCTACATTTTTATATTTTTTTGAATTAAAGAAGTAATTATCAACTGTTGCATAACCTATATATTCAGCTTTAATACTCTCTGCAATTTCTATATCTTTATATAATAAATCTATATACTCTTTAGCACTCATTTCTTGATTAAATGTTTTTTGAGTTATTTCTTTTAGATTAACATCAATTTTTTTTTTATCAAAATAATATTTATCGTTTACCCTTTTAAAAGTTCTTATGTTGTCATCAAAAGATATATACCATTCACCTATTTTTGCTAAATTATTTATTATCCAATTTCTTTGATTAGTTATACCTTTTTTAGCATTGGTTACTATTATGTTCTTTTCCTTAACAACACCTGCTTTAATATAATCACTTTTACAT